TTGGAAGGCAATCCGCCAAAAATAGATCCACTAACCAAGGCATTAAACAGGTAACTGCCAGTATCAACGAAAGCTGACACGTCGCCAGCAGCAATCCCTTCACTAACAAGACCAGCATACTCATTGCCAATGTCTTTTACAATATCATTTAGGAAACTCATCCGAAAATATGCTCCAGGGTAATACGTTTTTCAGGTGACCAACCAATCGCGTCGAGAATGACCGTGATCGGTGCTAGGAAACTCTTCTCGAATTGTAGGTCATAATCAATCGAACCGTCAAGCTCAAATTCTTTGGGCAAGGTTTGGAAGAATGAAATAACATTCTCACCGATCCGATTGGGTTTGCGAAGGTAGAGATACTTGATCTTCTCCCCCTCTTGGATGATTGGGTACTTGTGAGTCAACTTGAGTTTCTTCACATAGTAGTTGTAGAGCAAAGAACCACGAACATGCATTGGGCATCCCTTCCCATACACGTTAAGTGGTGAAGAAAACTTCGCTATATTATTGCAACTCTTGGGAAAGGAAATGTCTTCTACTGGAAGAGACTTAAACTGATTTCGGAATTGAGAAATATACTTCTGCATTTCTTCTTCTGTGGAAGTCATTACCATCTGAAGAGTATTCCTAATTGCAGTTCGGCATGGTGCTGGAGTAGAGGATTTTACAGCTTCGATGCCCATGATCTTGAGTTTGGGTTTCTCATATCGAACTCCCTCACTATCCCATACGTTGAGAATGTAACGCTTCTTGGCAGTCCAGATGCCTTTGTCAGCAATATTCTCACGCTTCATGCTCATTTTTTGTTCATACGCCGAAACATAATCCGCAAGCGACTGATAACTGAATTCGATGAATGGTTCCAGTTTCTCTTGACAGATCTTATCAAGTAAGGAAACAGTTGCTGCTTTATCACTAGACTTGTCACCAAAAAATTTAGTAACAAGAGGTCCAAGGTTAAGATAAATGCTGTCGGTGTCAGATGCGATAACATAATCGACTTCCTCCGTTTGCAAAATCTTATTTAGATATCCATTGATCTTGTTTTCGATCCAACGAATCGAGACTTGACCCGAGAGAGTAATCGCCTCAGCATTTGCAAGGTTGTAATACCTGAAGTATTGGTTACCGATGGCACCATAGGCAGAGTTAAGTTGGATCTTCCTTGCCATTTGGATATTGTTGTATCTTGCAATATCTTTTTGTAATGCCACGGACGGTGCAGTTTCATGTTGCTGCTTAGCGTGTAGCATCCTTTTCTTGTAAATCTTTCGTTCATCATAGATTCTCTTCATAATCTCAGGAAGAAATCCATGGATATCTTTCCTGTATTGAGCACCATTTGCACACACTGCATACTCGCCCGAAATCTCAACTTCTTTATTGAGGAGACCCTCTACAGATACTTTGGGGTGTCGTCTTTCGACCAGCGTCTCTGGCGAGATGTTGTACTGCATAATGAGGTGAGGGTATAGGGAGTTGAGGTCAAAAGAGACCACCCATTCATACATACCTGGGACAGGTTCCTTAACATATGCACCAGCATACTGATCATCTTTCTTACTAGAAACTTTAGGTGGAACAACAATATTACGTTTTTTTAGGTCATTGTAGATGAGAGTATCCCACATACGAACCTGAGAGTACACATCACCAAGATTAACCTTGGCGTCATATGCAAGAGTGAGTGCCAACTCAATCAGTTTCATCTTGTCTTCCAAACGGTCAACAAGTTCCACGTCAACAATGTTGTACTCAACAAACTTCTGCCAGTCTTTCGTGTAGAACTCCTTAAAGTTTTCATACTCACTGTGATCAATCTTCTGTTGACCCAGTTCGACAAAGGCAATGTGATCCAGTCGATATGATTCTTGAGCAGAATAAGTGAACTTTTTATACAGATCTAGGTAGTCAAGAATTGCGACTCCACCGATTTCATAAACAATCTGCTCGCGACCATGATTCTTAAATGTGCGATCTGTCACACGGTTCCAGGGAGAAAGTGACTTTTTCCACTTCTCCCCAAGCACCCGCTCCAAGCGACGGCAGATGTAGGGGATGTCATACAGGTTGCAGTTCCAACCTGTAATAACGTCAGGAGTATTTTCAGTCCACCATTTATGGAAGTCTTCCAACATCTCCTGCTCAGTCCAAAACACTCGATACTCAGTACCAGATGAAGTGAACTCGCGAGTTCCCCATGTGACAACTTTCTTTGTCATGAGATTCTTCATGGTGATGCAAAGAATCTCTTCTTGGCATTCTTCCACAGAAGGGAAACCATTGTCACATCCAACCTCAATGTCGATCGTAAAGATTCTCATAAGGTCCATGTCAAAATGAATCTCATCAG